GGTCCCATCAAAATAAATAGGGTAGAAGTTCTGGTAAAAATTAAGTCCCGATATGTCCCATTCATTAGACTGGTTGGGATAATCGGAATCGTGGATCCACAATCCGAAATAGTTCTTAGTAAAGCTTAGCGATCGTACAGAAATCTTCTCGCATCCTTCAGCATTCCAGGCGTATACGCCCGTTTTCGAGAAATCGTAGAAGTATAAATTTTCGAACGATGATCTAAATATCTTTTGGGTATACAGCCCCCCTCCACTGGTGGTGCTGCCTTGAAACGATAAGTCTCGAATTATTATCCCCTCATCAGGAAATGCGCCAATGTCGGTTACAGTTAGCAACACAGTAGATCCGTTGTTTTTGAGGATAGAACTATAACCCGTTCCAAATATATTGACCTTCTTCGAAATTACCAATCCGCTTGCACAAAAAGTTCCCGCTGGGATGAAAAGATTACCACCACCGCCTGATTCTAATGCGTTTATTGCTGCTTGGATCGCTACTGTATTATCCGTCTCGCCACTCACCGCATTGTAAGGCGCACTCGTTATATCAATACCGCGCTTGGCAAACTGCGCTTGAACATCTGCTGTAGCACCCAGTCCTGTAGCAAGTTGATTGACACCAACAGCTCCATTGGCAATTGCACGTGATGATACTGAACCAGTAGCATATTTGGGTTCCGTTATTGTTCCATCCTTTATCTTAGGGCCTGTGACACTTCCGTCCGCATGTGGCAATGTTGTTGCAGATGCATGTGCGTCTTGTCCGTTATTCAGCGCATCAACATAGTTGTATAGCACATCATTGTTGGCTTTAACTTTCGGCGCATCAGACGTAACCCCATTCACAAGGTTAGTGTCTAATGCGGATTTCGCTGTTCTGTCAATAGGACTTCCCATACTTATCCCCCTTTTTTCAAATAGAAAACCGCCCTATTAGGACGGTTGTTTATCCGATATTTAATTTCACCTAATCGCCATGCTTATAAGCCTCACCTCAAGGTTGGTCTACTTGTAACTAGTTTCGAACCATCCAAAACGAACCGAGGGCCCTAAACGGCTCTTTTTTGTGAACTGGGCATTTTGCTGTTAGTTCTTCATAGAAGTTATGAGCGAGGTGGTTTAATGAGCCGATTATTCTATATTCTTTGTTCATACTCAAAAATGATTCCAGTAAGTATTGTTCATTCCAAAATTTAACCTCGTCAACGACCCATTGTTTGGGATAATCGTACGGTGTGAAAATGTCGTGAACATGTAAAATCACACCTTTATTAAGGATGGGTAAAACCTCTAAATACTCGAATAGAACATCACCCTGTGGACGAATAACGTGCGATGAATCTATAAATAATATGTCGTTTTCCACTAAATTTTTGAAAACTTCCTTGTCTACATCCTCGATTTTTTTTCGGATAATTTGGGCAGAGGTGTTTTCTAACCAAGGTTGCTCATAAGGTTCTACACAGATGTGTTCGCACCGATAGTTCCTATCTTCCTTCATGTTGGCATTGATGGCTTCAATTGTCATCAAAGTAGAAAATCCGCAACCGATTTCAATAATCCTCTTCGGTTTAAACAATCGAACCATATTGTATAGGTATTCCGAATCCCCTGATCCAAAAGGAACATTTCGATAATAGTACCTGTGATCATTCGTATTTTCTAGGGGTAATCTTTCTAGTTCTGAATTATATGAAAACCGATCTAGAATTTCCAGTTGTTCCGTAATATTTAAATCAATTCCCGGCAAGCTTCTCTCTCTATCAAACGCCTTATTGTAATGGATAGAGTTAAAGGATGGTTCATAATAATGCTCTCTTATTGGAAAAATGCCGACCCAATGAAATACCTTTCTACTCATGGGCATCCGATGTACGCCTGCTCTGCGGATGCAAAAAAGGATAAACGAACTAATAATCGTGACCGGAATCATTACAATATCTGCAATGTTGATCATCCTAAACAGTATGTTACGCACTGTTTAACCTCCTAATGGTTTTGTATATTATACCATGATTTGGAAACCACTTTGATTATACCATAATTTACCCATTAGCACGACCGATTAGTTTGAATTGATGCAATTCGCACTTTTCACCTCGGTTATTTCTAAATCGTATTTGAAAGAATGGCGAACGCTTCTTGAAGGAAATTCGCTTCGGTCTACCTACCAAGTCTGACAAGTCGATATTGTACCAAGCAGCCACACCCCACTCTGCCCCGCCCCAAACCATCGTTTGGTTTTTCATGGCTTCTTTCATTTCAACCGTTGTACTGAACGTACGAATGGTGATATCCATCGTTGAAGGTGTTTCAAACTGCTTGGCAAACACCACTAGATAATCAAGCACCGAGGAATACCCAGAGTCCTCTAGCATAATGGCATCCGTCACATTATCCCAATCAATCGGCGTTCCTGTAGTTTTGTTCGATTCGTTGTAATCCTGCGCCAATTCCTCATCAAACTCATGCAAATGCCCCGTTTCCCCGGCATAGTACAGAGTGTCATCCACTCGTTCAAACGCATTGGCCTTTATGTTGTTCCACGGATACCACTCCATATTCCTACAATCGTAGGCGTACACAAGGCGCTCAGAGCCACGATTGATCTTGAGAAGGTAAAGGTTCAACTTGGCATCAAAAAAGCCCACAGCAGCCTTTTTCTCGGCGTCTGTGAAGCCTATAGCGTCAAAGTCTACCTTGTCGGTCATAAGTGAGCGTGTGGAGTACCTTCTGGAGCCTGTGTCTTGGTATCCCGTGTCGTAAATCTCGTACACACCATCATCCGACAGGTACACAATGGTCTGCGTGCCTCCGGGATAGGTAATTCGCTGAATTGATCTAGGAGCAATAACACCGTTAATCGTGTTCAAAAACTGATTGCCTATGAAATCATCGAATGTCGAGCCGACCAACACACCCCAACTTCTACGCATTGGGATCAACATGCAGTTATCAAAGGCGATGCCTTGCCCATTGACGTAATCATTCTCCTTCACCCACCGCTCATATTGGACGGAGGGGAAATAGTCATAGGTGTATCGCTTGGAATACCACACTTCATCGGACTGTGCAAAGGCTATGAAGATATGCCCACTGTACGACCACACATATACGGGATCTCGGCCATTTAACGTTGCCAGTACATTGGGCGGTGCTGGGGAAACATCATCAGCAGCAGGAACAATGGCGCTTACCGTTTCGGTGCTGTCGTTGTACTCCTTCAAGTCCCCACCGTCTGCAATGATCTTACGGCTGTTGCTGCTCCCATCGGTGAAATTCACATCGGTTATTGCTGCGCTTTCCAGTGTGCCAGTGAGTGCGGTTAATGCGCCTGTTGCGTACTTATAGAGTGAGGTTCCTGATGTTGCCAATAGTTTATCCGTGCTGCCGTTACGGAACAGCGTCAGACGTTCTATAGCGGCTCCGAGTGCGGTTGTGGTGACAGGTGCCGAACCGGGACGCTGACCGCTTGAGCCGATCTTGGCTTGGTAAGCGTTGAGCAGATACCGCCACTGTCCGGGCTTTAGTGTGGTTGGCGCTGCTGCTGTGTTGAGTCCAAGCAGAGGAGTGACGGTCATGCTTATGGGTTGTTCTTCGTCTTGGTAGATATTTCATCACCTTCTTTCCAAAGAAAAGCACCCGCTAGTTAGCGAGTGCTTCTTGTGAGTATGGCATATGTTTGGCTCTTGTTTCTTTTGCAACACGTTCAGCTTCTTCAATAGTCTCATAATATCCGACCGTTGTTTTCTTACCGTTTATTTTAGCGTGTACCATCCACTTCTGTAACTTTTCATACCATCGTACACCGCGGATACCACTTGATGATACCTTTGTGGGGCCTTTTCTATTCTGTGCATTTTCAGACGCTGTTGCTTCCCTCAAATTCTTTGAGCGCCTGTTATCAAGTGTCTTATGATTTATGTGGTCTATCACATTATTACTTTGTGGTCCCATTATTAATCGATGCATACTAATTGTTGATTTGATCCCTTTGTTATTCTTCGTTGTAATTTTAGCATAGTAAGTTTTTTTGTCTTTATTGAGACTCGCATACCAACATCCAGAAACATTTTTCACTATTTCTAAGTCATTGGTGTCAATCAGCGTTTCCAATACACTGCCATCTTTCGTTTTCAAGAAAATTGCTGTTATATCCCCTCGAACTTCATACTTGTTCTTCATTTGCGCTTTAGGTTGTGGTATTAATGCGAACAGCGTATCCCGAGGGATAGAGAAAACTTCTTCTAGGACATCTTGGTAAAAAGGTTTTGGATTGTTTAACCCGGACTCAATAGAACATACCGCAGCCTCTTTAATTCCAAGCATCCATCCAATATCTTTCTGTTTCAATCCCATTCTTTGCCTAGCTTCAATCAAGTTCCATCTTTTTAACATATCACTACCTCCTTAGTAGTTATCCTATGTAAAATGTGGAAGGGAGTAGGATGCTCCTTTTCAACCCGTCGGTCTATCCACCACTTAATTATACCATATTTGTTAACCTTTTGCTTGCGTGGCATCTGCTATTCCGAGGGGCTGCCCACTTGTACCCGTTCCTCTAGCTGAGATTGCGCCTTGAACTAAATTATTGTAGCCAGCCTTGGCTTTCTGATCCATTATCTCAATGCCTTGGTAACTGTTCTTGGCATACTTGATCAGCGATAACACACGATGAATCAGCGTCATGTAACCCGATGGCGAAAATTCAACCTCGTCCGTTGCAATCGTGACTTGCTTCGGGTATTTCAAGTATTTCAATGTGTATGTTGTGGCCGGCAATGGTTGGGACGTAGCTGCAAAGCCTCTAATGTGTATATCCGAGTTCTGTGATTCACGCCACCAGCCTATTGGAGCTTCATCTGCTGTGCGCTTCTGTAAAGTCTTAATTGTTGAGCCTTGCGTGTACATGATGCGCTTCGGCTCGAACATATCCGTTATAGCGCTGCCGGAACGTGTGAAGGTCACTATACCGTCTGATGATAGAGCCATTGCATCACTTTCCACGGATACATCCGCAAGCTTGGCAAGTTCCATCATGGCGAGGTTCATGTAGTAGAAAATGTAACTCTGCTGAGAGTCTACGTCACTTCCCAGGTCATCGATGTCCTTTTCTCCGAGTTTGATGATGATGGAGGCCAGCTGACCTGCGTTGTATAAGTTTGGCATGGCTTACCTCCCTACGATTTTGTATACAACACAATTGTTTGTTTCGCAGAATGCTTTCACATCCGCATGATGGATCGCCTCTGTTGGCGTGCTGCACGTCACTGGAGGCGTGTAAAGGTCGGGGATCTCTTCTAGTACGCCATTGGTGCGTTTGGCACAGGTGAAGGTGTACGTTCTCATGGCTACCACCTTTCATTGACGGAAACAGGCTCGTTTTGGATGTTGTAGTAGGAAATCACTTGTTGCTGAATGTTTAGGTATCGAGCGTTATGTTTCTCCCATTCCTTGCGTGCCTGAGATTCCCCTATAGCCGCTCTAACCTCTGGCCTGTCATAATACTCTCGCTGCCCATAGGACGTGTACAATGAGTTAAATCGTTCCTCTATGTCGATCTCATCATCCATACTTGTGAAGTAAGTCATATGACGGTAATAGTCGATGTTCAGTGTATCGGTTTGCACCCAAGGCTGAGTGAAAATAATTTTCCCCTTGTATGTGCGGTACGGCCATTTAAATTCCTTGTCAATTCCAGCATCGAAGTTACTCTGTAACCAAAGCCGGTTAATGATTTTCAACCCCGTTGGTAGAGTGTATTCCAGATCGCTTGTTGTAAGCGATATTTGGTCGGCATCTTGAATATTGATGTTCAGTGCAAATTCAGCCTGAGCATCATTGCATACGTTGATAAACCATTCGTTGTCGACGGTCCCGCCTGTAAAGCGTTCCACAATGAAGCGCAAATCTAATAAAATGGACATATCATCACCACTTTAAGCCGATTAGATTAGTTGCAGTTGTCCCGGTTTCAAGCACTTTAGTAACACGTAACGGATAGATCGTGCCTACAATCACAGCGGTAAGAGTTACCTCAGAACCATCTAGCAGCGTGACGGCAAGATTTCCTGCACCTCCAACATAGATACCATTAAAATCAACTTCTGCGGAGTCGCTCGGTGTTATTACTGCTGCTCCGGTTGCTGCATTTACATGTAGTGGAGACTTTGAACTAGTGATCATTATGCTTTCCTCCTCGTCCTTTGTGCTGTTCTCTCTTGCGGTACAGCCTTTTCAACAGGCTTGCTTAACTCAATAAGCTTTTCCAACAAGGCGTTCGTCTTCACTTGCTCGTTATAAATCCATTCTCTTTGTTGGTCGGTATCTCTTGGAAACATAATTCCTCCTGACTAAAGAGAAAAAGGGCAGCAAGCGCCGCCCTCATCTCGATTCCATTTGATTTAGTTCGATCAATCGTTTCCGCATCATATTGTAATTTTCCGCAAAGGCCAGTTGACCTTTTGGCATCTTATCGGTGATTTCAATTTCATGCAGGAACGGAATTTTGGGTTGCGAGGTTACAACTGCGCTTTTGCCGCTCGCCTCTGTAACCGTCCATGTAACTTCATTCATGGTTACGCCCTCCGTTTCACAACAACGCCCCATGTGCCACTTGCGAGGTCTACGGTACCGGCTGCACAACTGGTTAGAGAAATGGTGATGTTGCCAGCAGAGGCAGGTGAAGCCTGGTAAATGATCCCTTGCGTGTCGTATGGTGGATACAGTTCAATGGAATCCCCCAATTCGACTCCAGTTATCGGAATATCGCTAGACTCCGCAAACGCTCCTGTAGTAAGCGAGGGAGGATCAAAGGTAACGGTGGTGCTAACAACAACCCTTGGCATGTTGACACCCTCGGCATTGGAGAAGATATCGGCCTCAACAATACCGTCGCCTTGTCGGTTTCTATAGTTTGGCATCGTTAACCCTCCTTAGGTTGGGATGTTTCCAAAGCCCCAGGTCCAGTCGATATTTCCATAGCTCCAACGACCAATGGCTTTGTACTTCGCTACCTCAGTGTCAAAGTCGGTCATGGTGCCGTTTTCGACCTTACGCCTCCAGAACCACTTCTGAGCACGCTTCATTCTTTCGCCTTCTGCAGCTACCCAGTTACGGCGCTTGGTTGCGCTGATAAACGGATTGACCACAACGGTAATATCGCCTTCGTAAATGTTGATATTGTAGTTGGCTTGATCCGGATCGTACTTTGCGGCTTCTTTACCCGGCATACCCGCAATTTGGAACGCCTTGCGAGCGTTGTACGGATGTACGATAAGCGTGTCTGGAATAACAACCAATGGATTCCCTTTGTCGTCCACTAATTGCTGCATTTTAACGCTTGTTTCATCCCAAGCATCAATGGATAGTTCCAATGTGCCTTTATTGGATTGTGTTTCAGAGGAACCAGGAGCATACGGGTGATCCGTTGCAATAAAGGCTTTACCGTCTGGAAGAGCAGCGTTGTATGTACGCCCTCGGAAGTTCGTAGCTGCTGTTGTGGCGTCCATGTTATTGAACCATTCCACTGCCTGAAGCTGCTGTGTTTTGTATACAGAGTCAACCAACGATTTAATGCGGTCCTTGATCTTGGTCAACTGCACATCATCTACAAAGTCACGCTCGATGATACGACCATCCGAATACTTAATATGACGGAAATACTTCTGCCATAGCTCGTTAACATCTTCATACTTGACGGAGTTTCCGGTTTGGGACCATTCATCCATCAAACCTTCTCCACCGATCATATCAACGGATTCAACCGCTTTGGTGGATGTCTCCACGCCGAACATCAAAGAAATATAATCTTTCTTCGGGCTTGCAGCACGAGAATATAATTCACGAAATACATTTTCTAGAACCTGTGGATCCCATTGAACTGCTGTTTGCATCTACATTTCCCCCTTAGCTAAAGATACGGTTAACTACCGTAACTACGCACGTCAATTTAGTTGTGTTTATTTCCCATACTGCGAATGGACCGCCCGTAACATCGGATGATAAGACAGATAGACCGTCTGTGGAGATATCGGCCAGTTTAACACCTACTACAAAACCACCTGCAGGAGTTCCAGTGTAAGGAGCTCGGAAACGGTCACCAGCTCTTGCCTCAATTACCTCAAGAGTGTTGTCGGCAGCGGTACATGTTTTGGACTCGTTTGCGAATCCTCCAACTGGACTGCCATTTGTTGCCTTGGTCCACTTTCCACTTGCTAACATCAATGCTTCACCTTTGGTGAAAACTTCATCAGTCGTACCCGCAATGTGCGTGACTCGACTTGGTACGGCGTATTGACTAGTATTCAGCCACTCGAAACCTGTCATTTTTCATAACCTCACTTTTTCACGTATTTTTTAGCTGATTCAACAGGCAAGCCAAAAGCCGCAAACGCATCTGCGAGTGCTTTCGGTACTTGCGGTTCATTATCCGGTGCGGAGGTTGTTTCCACCTTCGACCGGAGTCCTAAATGTTGTTCTTTAATGATTCTCTGCTCAGTCGCCTTTTTCGTTTGTGTCTGCAACCTATTCATGTGCGCCAATTTGTAAGCGTCAATCGGCTTATACCCTTGGTTGACCATGGCTTCCATTTCAGGCGTGTAGAAATCGGCTCTTTTTCCTTCTGAAAACTTCTTTGCGTCCTCTGCAATGTCAGGAAAGGCGTTATAAAGCTCCTGCCACCCTGCTAGGCGTTGCTGTTCCATCGATTGAGCTTGTTGTTCCTGCCGGACTCTATCACGCTCTTGGAGGGCAATACGGGCCTCTTTCACAAGAGGGTTATTTTCCGCATACTCTCGGGCTGTTTGTTCATCGACACCGTTATAAACCAGGTCTTCGATGATCTTTTGTTTCATTTGGTCAAACTGATCTTTCTGCTGCTGCTCTTTTTCCAGTTCGATTCGGTCAAGGTTCGCAATGAGCTCGGCATGATCTTTATACCCTTGCTGTTTGGCTACACGATCAAGGGCTTTTTCATACTCGTTTTTCTGATTGCGTACCTTGTCAAGGTTCATTCCCTTCTCTACAAGCTCCGGGATCTTATCCTCTTCAATCTCAACATCTTCTTTGTTGTACTTAACGGTGAGTTTCTTCGGTTCGGCCTTCTCTATGGCAGGAGTTGGCTTTTCCTCGGTTTCTTCCGTCTTTACTTCGGGTTCAACACCAAAGGCTTTCAAGGCATCGTTATAACTCGTTTCGCTTTCTTCGGATTCTTCGGACTGGCTGCCGATTACTTCCTCTTCAATCATGGGTAAATCCTCCTTTATCAAATGGCCCTATGGCTGGGGCTAGGGTTAAGCAATAGAAAAGGCTACTGGATTCTCACCAATAGCCCGTCACCTTGCACCGATCGCCTGACGTTGCCCCATTTGGGCCACTCTTTGGCGTTCGATGTCTATTTTGTTCACGTCCATATTCCGTTGATGCTGTCTGTCTTCGTCTTCCTGTAGCATTCGGAGCGCTTCAACTGATTGCCCCATGTTGTTTTGCTCAGCTTCAACGAGCATATCCTGCATGACTTGGTTGTCTTGAGTCAGCTGCTCAACCTGTCCCTGCAATTCCTGCATCTGTTGCATGAGCATCTGTTCCTTTTGGATGCGATCGGCTATGATTTCGAACGGTTCCATACGCCCATTTTCAATCACATACTGTACCCCTTGTGTGTCAATCATGGGCATCTGTGTGTTGGGATCGATTTTGTCTAACAATGTAAACGCAAGGTTCACCCAGTACTCTCTGTCAGTCGGACGTTCAACCCCAATGGATACGGATATATCAAACTTTGGCACATATTCTTCTTTAACCTGGATAACCTCGGGCACCATTTCACCCGTTTGCGGATCCGGTATCATGTTGCCTGTTTCATAATCCACCATTTCTGAGCTGATTAATGTGTCTCGGCTCATGGAGAACTTTTTACCCAACACCCTACCTATTCGCTCAGTCGGGTAGAACTGCGCTACCAACTCGATTAGCTGCTCAAACGATTCTGCTAGGCCGTCCTCGATGAGTTCAGTCGGGGTAGATAGATTTCCTTGTGCAGCCGATTGCAGGGCTTCTGCATGCTTCCCTGACTCCCCTTGAAAGCTTGCGCCGCCGTTGGAGTTATCAAACCGCCTTGGAATCTTCTGTAGGATGGTCAACCAATGTTGAATAAAGTTCATAATCATTGGAGGCGGTCCCTTGCCTTCGATCTCCTTCACGCCATCCAACCTTACTACCGGGAGCATTGCACCAACTGTGCTGCGGATTCGTTTCCATATGTTGATCTTGGGTTCGGCAATCGCACCCTCTTCGTACATGACCGCTCCGTTGCCCATCTTAGCCGTTTGTTCAACCGCCAACTCGGAGAACTTGTTGAGCATAATCTGAGGGCTTACCAGGTCCCTCATGTACCCTTTCGGCCATATGCTGCCCTCTACGGTAAATAAGCATCTAACGGTAACAGGGTATTGACCATGATCGTACACATAGGATTTGTGCTCCAAGAATACGCCTGTAGTTGATACGTAAATGCAATGGACACCTTTTGCCTTGCCTTCTGACTTCGCTAATGCCTCAGTCGGGTCCTTACCTTCGGAGAGCTTTTGTTCAGCCAATTCCTTGAACGCTTGTTTGTCTTCCTTAGTCATGATCTTTGGCGTTCCTTTGTACCAATACTCGATAAGTCCGGCCGTTTGTGACCTTCTTTGTTGGGATCCACTACCGCCCGATGTGGTGTTGAACGTGTTTTCCGATGGTGTACGGTCCTCTTCGAATATTTTCACATCACTGGAACTATCGTCCGGCTGCACTTTCTTTCCTTGCTCCCCAAACCGTTCGGAGAAATACTCAATTTCATGCACATATTTGAGGATGAGAGCCTTCGATTTTTGGATATACAACAAATCCCCTATCCTCGGGTCTGGAAAGAAAGAGCCGTAGTCTAAGGGGATTACATCGTTTTGACCTGTCCATCTGTTCTGTCCTCGACCACCCTCAACAGTGGGATCGTGAACTTGCTTGAGTAGGAACAGTCCATGATTGACGAACCTTCTAACGGCCTTCACATACTTAGCTTTGAACTTGATCTCCCGGAGCTCCCATGGCATGAACTTGGCTAACTCCTGCGCTTTGGCTTCGTCACCATCCTCAGTAGCTAGATACTTCCCTTCCGGTGTCCATCCGGTTAGCGCCGATACAATGGACTCGATCTGTGAGAATGCGATATTATCCGAGCTGTTAGGCCGATTCTTCATGGTCGCTTCTGAACGCAAACCTTCCCATTGCTTCTTGCCGCCCTCGTACATCCGATCCTCTGTGCGCCATGTGTCCTCTATGTCCTGCCTGCCTTCTCGGAAAGCTGGGTAATCGCCCATGACTACATCGACAAGCTTCTGCTGTTCAGGTGTATTCAGGTTAGCTTTGGTTTCTTTGTCGGCTGGAGAGTCGATGAAGATCCCTTTTATCTTATCTAAGGTTGACAAATCATCACCTCCTTAATGGTCGTACCATCCTTTGGATTCTTCTTCCCTTATAGGGCTTGCATCTTCTTCCTTTGGCGCTCCAATACTCTTGTACTCCACATAGCTGCGTGACATGAGTTTGTCCGTCAAGCGGTCTATAGTCTCTTGTTGCGCCCTGTGTTGCAAGTACGAAACAAATGTTACAACTAGCCCAAAAATGGAAACAGCAACAAGCGCAAAGTGTACATCACCAGTCATACCCATTTCCTCCGTCACCAGTATCATCATCTTCACTCGGCCTTGGATTGACAAACCGAGTAAACTCCTTAAGGCTTGTAAACGTCTTTATAAGCTTGTCATTTCGCCATAGTTGGATTTTATCTGCGCCTTGTTTAAACCCGTCTATGACCACTCTAGGAACGGGTGTGGCGTTGATTACGACTCCTTCTTTGTATATCACGTATATGTTCACCAGAAACCTTCTTCCGTTGGTTCGTTATCTTCGTCATAGTCTGTTTCGAATTCATTGTTAGCCCTATCGTCCGGAGTAGCGTTCCAAGGCGTGCTGTCCGCTACGATGCTATGAACAATTTCCCCAGCTATTGAAGCCGTATCCACCGTATCATCGTTTTTACCTCTCGGGAACGAAAGCAGCTCATCCTCAACGTCTGTAAGGTTCGGCATATCCTCTCTGTGGTACACTGAACCGACTTCATAACGGGCAGCTATAACGAGTGATCGTGTGACTTTATCCTTGTCTACTTTGATAGGTCGTACCGTCATGCCTTCTCGTTTCATTTCTTGTATGAGATTCGTTCCAAATGTTTTATCTTCAATGGCTTGGAATCTCGGTCGGTATCGGTTGTTAAGCTCTTTCATCAGCGGTTTTTGATCGGGCCCAGTGATGTGTGTTCGATAAGCGTCATACCACAGCAATTCATTCTGAGGTGTGACATACCAGGTACTCACCACGAAATAGTCATTGATTGTTTTCTCACTGTTTGCTGTGTCGACTGTCTGGAATGCCCAGCACTCACGCTTTAGGACTCTTTTTTCACCATACACAAAGTATTGTGCATTACCTATTGTCTCTTCTCGGAAGTACCTAAAGTGGATCCGCTTGAATATCGTTCCCCCTGCTGCTGATGGCCGTTGCTGATACAAGGCATTCGCCACATATGAGCCAACATCTGCAAATATCTGCAGCATACGCTCTCTGTTGAATCCAAACTCCGGCCATAACGCTTCGCCCTCTGCACGTCCCAGGTAATCGTCTGCCTCGGCTAGTGCAGGAAAGTTGATCACCGTCCACTTCTCTCCAACATGTGTTCCGGCTTCAATCTCTTCCTTTTGCTTTTTTAGGAGTCGCCCCACTAAATCATCCTCATGCCAACGGGTCATAACCACGATAATGCGTCCATCCGGCGTTAATCGGGTGTATAAAGTCGATTGATACCAATCCCATACCTTCTCACGCATCACCTCGGAATTGGCTTCCTCTGCGTTCTTCACAGGGTCATCGATGATGGCGATCCGTGCGCCTTTACCGGTTATGGGTCCTCCTACCCCTGCTGCGGTCACACCGCCTCTATATCCCTCTATGCCCCATGATTCAGCCGATTGGTTGTTAGGGTCTACCTTCACCCCAAACGTGTTAGAATGAGCCGTTAGCGTGTCACGGGCAATACGAGAAAAGCCCCGACTCAGGTCAACCGAGTACGAGGCTAATATGATTTCATCGCCGGGATTCTTGCCGACATGCCAAGCCGGGAACTTTTTGCTCACTCGCTCGGATTTGCCATGACGTGGAGGCATGGTGACTATGACACGCTTAAGTTCGCCGGAGGATACTTTCATGAGTGTTTCGTCTAGGACATCAAGGTGTTTTCCTTCTGCATCTCGGTATTCACTGTCGTAATCGATGAAGTAGGAGAAATCTTGGTACGATCTTGCCTGTCTTACCTCATCCAGAGTCGGCAGTTTTGCTAAGGATCTGCTCAAGTGCTGCCAACTCCTTTCGATCCAACTTGCGTAAATCGTGCTTTACTTCCTGCGTGACGTTTCCGCTATGTTCAATGTCCTGCTTATCTCGCCATGCTGCAGGACGCCTATTTTTCAACCAGAATATTTGTGCTGTGGTGTCAGGTGCTACTTGCTTTCGTACGATTTTGGTTACGGCTATTTTCGGAGTCCCGTCATGGTTTAATATGGGATTACCTTCAATGTCATACAACGGTTCTTGAGTAGTTTCCTCGTACTCGTATCCAACCGCACGCTTTAGTAGTGAGTTTTCAACGATTACGTCAATATCATCCTTGCCGTTTTTTAAAGCCTCCGCAAACTCCGAATACTCCTTTTTATACTCGTACAGTGTCGATACCGCAATCCCTAAATTGTTTGCGATCTGATCGTCCGTTAAGCCATCCCTAGCCCACGCTTCCACTAGGTTTAGCTTCGGTTGTACATGCGTGTCGTACTTGCTAGGTCTAGCCATTCCCTCTCACTCCCTCTCTTGGCTAGTTGCCGATGTGTTGCAGATAATCGGGATCACCTCCGGGCATCGCCCAATCAGTCTTTATCCTCGTCATCACCTAACACGTCATAATAGACGTAGCACCATATTCTAAACCAAATTAAAAACAGGACTGAGAATAAGGACACCACATCGGGGAGGTTATCCATATTATCACGTCCTGCTGTATGAGACTTGCTATGATACTACTTTACTACGTCAAGAGGCCTGAAAACCACTCATTATCCTCTCAAAATCTTGAATTTTCCTTGGTTTGTTCAGTCCATCCAATCTCAGTTTGTACCCTGAGAACAACAGCGAATCCAAGTATTCCTCTGTGATGCACAACGGGTTCAGGCACGCTCCCATGGCCTCTATAGCGATTCTATGGGTGTAGTTATACTTATTCTCTTTGATGTGCATTTCACCGCATACATAGGTCACTGTGTTGTCGTCAAAGTATCTCAGTGTGATAAGCTGCCTTTGCTCCTGGTTCAGCGTCTGAGCTGCTCGGCTGATCGCATCAATGATGATGTTGAGCTCCTTGACTACCCAACGCATGTAATCGATTCGTCCGACTGTATCCTCTTCTTGTATGCATGTGGCGAGTACAGGGTTAGACGGTGCGGATCCTCGAATGTACCAGTTCTCGTCTTGTCGGTATCTTCGGCTTCGCTCTTCTAGTGAGTCAATAGCTGTTAATGCATTTCTTCTGGCTTCTGCTAACTGTTTGGATTTGTATAACAGTTTCTTTACGTCTACCATAAGTCTCACCTCAATCCTTTGTCCTGAAGTAGAAGTCGGGTTTGTATCCTTTGAAAAACGGGGCCTTTCTGAATGCTTCGGCTGTTTTGCGTTGAGTTTCTTTTGTTCGCTCTTCTGGATTCGGCACCGCAAGTACGCCTTCACATAGGTCGTTTAGTTCGTCCATTTTGCGAATGATTTCGCTCATTGGTTATCACCTCACTCGTCTTTGTTACCCACTTGTTCGAAAAATCCATCTTCTTGTTTGTGCTTATCGCAGGCGTTAACGGGGTGAAGTTCGTCGGGCTTTCCGCTATAACTGAGATGCCCGTAAATATGTCCGCTCGTGGTTGCGTCTGATGTACAGCCGATGTAGTCACATTTCATCATGGTTACCTCCGCTTTCGTTCAAAGATTGATTTAATCACTGTTGCCAGCAATGTGATGATGAGTCCGTTTACAATACTGTCTACCATTTGTTTATAGATTGATTAGTGATGTCGTTTAGTACTGTTCCAATCGTTAAAAAGATGATTAGAAGCATGGATACGGCCTCCAGTCGCAATCTCCTTAAGCTTATTCGTTCGGCTCGATGTAAGGGATCAAACCCCGTTGATCAAATGCAGAGGAAGCATTTTGCAGTCCAGCGACAACTTTCCTTTCTTGATCTTGACGCTGTTAATTTCCGTAACCGCACAAAGTACCTTGTGGCCCTCTGTATCGGTTGTTTCTAGGATTTGTCCAATGTATAGATCCAGGTTTGATTTCAGAGTAATTGTTATTTCTTCTACCCCGGCATCAAGTGGTTCGTCTTTAAGCATCCCTTCCACCGCCTATTTTATTTTGGAGAGAGGGAGCGCTAGGCTCCCCTTAAATTATTTATTCGTTACGTGCGATGGAAGCATTAGCCCACATGACCGCTGTTTCAAGATTAGTTAAAGCTACCGACTTTTCTCGGCTGTTCGGGCATAATTCCTCGATCATGTAAGCCAGTTCCTTTGCTTTTTCTCTCAAAGCAGTGTACTTTTCTGGTTGACCTTCCTTTGGTGAGTGGTACTTAAAATTGTTTTCAATTTGCGGATTCATATTCGTTCTCCCTTCACTTATCGTGATCTATTTTTACTTCTCGAAGATTTGGCAATTTTGTTCCTGTTCTTTCGTTGCTGTTTCGCCCATGCCGATAAAGGCGAAGGGCCTTTTATATCAACGTATCCTTCTTCGCTGTCACCTAGAGCCCGTTTTACTTCGTCCCTTAATTCATCAGGAACAGGAGTGTACCCAGTGGGCGCTTTTTCTGCATACATCAAATGCCCTGTATCAACATTCATCTACGCCACCATCCCTTGTCTACGCTTCAACACTTCAACGTCAGCCTTCAGCGCTTCGAACTCTTGGCGTGATACCGTTTCTTCCACGCCTGATGTCGGTACAACCAGCTCAGATCCTGTTTCGGTTTGAAACTGACTCTCTACTTGATCAACCGCCGCAGGGGTGATATCAGCCATTGATATATCCGGTAGAACTTGGGTTTGATGTTGGAGACGAAACTGCTGCACCTGCTCTTCATCGGTTAACACGATATAGCTCTTGAGCTGCGTCCAATTGATCGTGACTTCTTCTCCGTCTGTGGCACGTTTGGCCGTGTAATTCTTCGGGTTGATATCATTGTCCGGCACCAGGTCGTATACGGTCTTTTGCGCCTTGATTCGTTCGAGTCTCTCGAGTTCCTCGGCCTTTTGCCGCTCTAACTCGGCTTCGTCCATGATCCGAATAGCCCCACCTACGCCTAACGCTACTTGGTTCCGTAGGTCATCGTTCCAACTCTTCAATTGCTCGATCTCGCCTCGATAGGATTCCGCTTCCCTGACAGCCGCATCCCGTTTAGTGTCGGAGTCTTCTTTCTCCTCGGCCAATCGGATGTTGTCGTTGGTCAGACGAATCACGTTGTTATGGAGTTGGGCATTCTCTGCTTCGGTTGCCACAACGACTTCCTGCAAGTATTTGTTCTGCGCTTTAAGCTGGATTTCCCGTTCTTCGTACCCTTTGATATTCTTGCTCCATGCATCATCTCGGTCTTCAAGCATCCGTTGGAATTTAATCCGCACCACTTGGTACTCGTCTTCACCGCTGAACATCTGGCGTAAGGTCATCCCACCAAAATCAAGGTTGTCCAGTTCTTGCGCAATACGTGATTGAGATTCCTGCAACCGGCTTTCATGGTTTTGTTCGACTAATTCTCGTTGCTGCTGCTCTTCCTCTGCTTGCATCTGGACCAACTGTTCTTCAATCTCGTTAATTCGTCCAGTGATTTCATTCTGCATGCCGGGATTGCCCTGGAAGTTCTCTCGTTGCTGTTTTAATTGCTTGATCGCTTGCTTTAATTCTTCTTTTGACATGGTACACGCTCCATTTTCGCTCATATTTTACTTATAATTAATAATTTCCGCCACTATTGTTATGTAGTACCTGATTTACTCGCAATATCTACATATTCCTTTGATTATTATACCATTTCCTAGCATTTTTGTACAGGTTACGCACACCCATTCGGCGGCTTTTTGCCCATCTTTTTATAGTCTTCCTTGCTCGGTTTCCTCCGCCTTCGATCCTGCAAATTGTGTATCGGAGTAATCGGGGTTAGTCGCATGGTGATCCTCCTTTCTCTATCAATCTACCTGTGACGCATTTCAAGGCGGTCTGAGAGGTGTTATGATAGGTGGTAATGGTTTTGTATGGTTGAGCATAAAAAGGATTCCTGAGCGCCCTCTGGTGCTTTCTATGATACACACCGCTTTGAACTTCACGCACTCACCTCTTCCATGTGAATGAGTATGTACGGTTGCTTGCAAACTCCGCCTTGTTTTACCGTGAATTCTTTGATGTGCACAAAGTTATCTCTCGGCAGTACTACAGCTTTGACTAATCCATCGTTGATAAACTTGGCGCAACAGGCGTAATTGTCGGGATCGTGTTCGGTTCGGTTGCGGAAATAAAACTCGTAGGTCATTTTGATCTGCTGCATCGGTTGGATCTTTTGCTCTTTCACTAGCCAGCCGATGATACTTTCCCACTCTTGTTTTTGGTTGTTGATGACCTGGTAGTGCATATTGCGGTATTTGGTTAAGCTGGGCGGCATGTTGTTTACTTTCAGCGTTTGCTTCATCCCCGTACCTCCCTTTCGTTGGGCTCCTTGATAACGGCCCATAAAATATCGCTGCAGCAAAACTCGACTTGGTTCTTTTGCTTCTCGGTTCGGGGATTGCCTAGCTTCTGTCCTTTGTAATAGGCTTGGAACCTCACAGATTGACTCATGCGCCTTCTCCTCCTTTTTTCTCCCAGCTGTGTGCCTTTGTTTTCCCTGGATTGTATGGTTTGCGCTGTGGGGCTAATGTCTCGGTTCGGGTCGGTTTTACGTAGCCGGTTATGCTGTTCCATCTTTGCTGGAGCTCGGGTGGATAGTCAGCGATGGTCTTGATGATGACGTCTCCGGGTGGACTGGGTTTTTCGTCTGATCGGTTTATGGGGTATATGGAGTTGGTGTAGTAGGATTTCAATGATTTAAACCTCCTTTATCGGCTTGGGTGGTTCGGTCGAATCGATGCAGGGCGTTAAGTTCTAACCAAGGACTTACCGAGTTGCTGCAGTTTACTTCCGACTTCGCAATTTTTATTACAGTGTCCATCCATCCTTGCAAAGAGCCCTTTCATTTCCCGATTCATTTCGGCTCTCTTCGGACATACCGCACATCCCGTTAATAGCTTGTCGATCTGATAGAGGACTTGTTTCCTGCTCATATCCTGCCTCCTAGAAGCCCATCGCTAACTGTACGAACTCTCTTTGCCTGTAGGGGATCCATTGTTCTCCGTACTCGGTTAGCCATTGCTCGATTGTTTTTCTTCGGTTCCACTCATCCCTCGGAATCCAGCTCGTATTGTCTCCTTGAATGGCTGTTTGGTAAGGTGTAAACCATTCGTGCTTGATCATGCCGAGTAAATGGATTTGTGCGGTTGGTCGGTAATCGTAGAAGATTTCATCCAGATACCGTCTTCGTTCTTCATCCCCCATCATCACCAGACCGCCTATTGCGACTATGGGTTCTTGTCGGAGTAGGTGGAAGCTTCTCCCTTGCATGATAGGAATAGGTTTGTACCCACGTTTCCGCATATCTCGCAAGTAATACTCGGTTGCTTCTGCGTCTCCGATCTCGTCATATTGCAGATAACGATCCTTGGAGCGCATGTACTTATCGATGTATTGTCGGTAGTAGGTGTAACTTACGGAATCCTCTGTGAACGTTCCAGGGTCCCATATCAACGTTCGATTCGCTAAATGTTGATCTAGCCATGTCGGATACTTACGGAGCAAAGTAACGGACAGCAGCCAATAGGGAACGCTATCTGCTTGTTTGGCTAAGTGTTTTCGGTTTACTCCTGCTACGTAAATAGTCCGTCTCATCCGATCTCCTTCCTCCGCATCTGAATCCTTGTGTGGGTTTGTTTTTGTCTTCGCATTAACTCTGCTCTTGCTTCTGTCTTTAGCCATACTGGACAATCTTCAAAGTTACTGGTGATTAGGAGTAGTTGAGTTTTAGATGCTTTAGACCAATTCATAAATTCTCCTTTCTCGGCTACCACTTCGTTAAGCGGATTCGGTCGATTCGATGGCCTTCGGTAAACCATCAACCCACTCTTTAAAAGCTGCTATTAGCGGTTGTGTATTCCTACTGCTAGCCCATCCTGAAAAACCGATAAATCCATCTTTGTTGAAACTGATCGCTTCCCTACGAGTAAAATAGTGGCTATTCACGAACATGTAGCACTCGATAATCGTTCCGTTGCTCTTGTATTTGCTTTTGATCTTTTCACTCATTCGCATATCAACCGATGTTGTTTTTGCTTTATTTGCAGCTTTCAGATGCTTATTTAACAATATCGCCAAGGTACAAATGTCACCTTCGGTTATGTCCGCATACGTAAGTCCGCTGTTTGCAAAGTGCGCCCTCGCTTCATCATTCGTCATCCTCACTACCTCCGTTTATTTAATAGTTGTCGTTCATCGTTTATGCGGATTGGTTTCTTTGTCCATCAATTGGCTGATGTTGTGGATCTTCTCGTTGATATGCTCTAGCCCATTCACAGTATTGGTCATAGCGTTGCATCCCTTTCTGGTATTGGTCTGGTTTTATAAGTGGGTTCTCTAGGAACTCCGCTCCCTTCACGATCGCTCCTAATAAATCCATGTACTCTTGATCACAGTTCGGAATACCGTTGATACCAACCTTCGAAGAGGTACTCAAAATTGTTCACCCCCACGTCCCGACCTTTTGCGATCACCGATTGAATAACCTTCCCCTTTGGATTCGTTACTTCTGGATTGTGCCAAAGGAACTCCACGACATCGGCGTCCTGTTCGATTTCCCCTGAGTCTCTCAGATGTTCCAGCTTCGGTTCGTCTTTCCCATCTCGGCTGAGCTGTGCAAGCATGATAAACGGGCAATCCATTTCAAGTGCGATCTGCTTGGCGGTTCGGGTCACATACCCCACCGCTTGGCTTCGGGTTTCGCCCTTCTGCTGCTTAATGTTCATGATGGTTAAGTAATCCACGATAATAGCGCCAAGCTTTCCGTACTTCCGCTTAATCTGTCTTGCTGTTGCTCGTACTTCCTCGATGGTTACGTTTTTGGCGTCTTCGATGTGTAGTGGCAATTGCTCTAATTTGTCAAAAGCTTCTGTTATGCGCTCTAACTCGAATGGCTCTAACTCTTTTTTTCTAATGCGGTTCCCGTTTACCAGAGCGACCGGAGCGATCATGCGGTTAAAGAGTTGATTTCGCTTCATTTCCTGCGACCAGATCAACACTTCGCCAACGTTCTGCTCTGCGATTCCTCTTGCGACCTGGAGCATCTTAGCGGTTTTTCCTACGCTCGGCCTTCCTGCTAGTATGTAGAGCCATCCTCGACCAATACCGCCCATCCATTCGTCAAACTTTGTGAAGTTGGTGAATATAAAATCATCTTTTGTTTGGAGATATTGCATGTAGGATTGCTTGTTGTCGGAAATGTGCTGCATAGTTCCCGATTCGCCCGGTCTAACGCCTAACGCTGCCTTTTCTACTTCCGAGAATAGCTGTTCGTTATCGTCTTCATCCTCACACAATTGCAGGATGCGCTCGGCTGCTTCTTTTGCTCGTTTCCGATAGGCAGCATGCTTGACGATATCGACATAGTATTTTGCATTAGCAGAGGTTGGGCAGGAATTAGCGAGTTGGGATAGATATGCTACCCCTCCAACCTCCTGCAACCGATCGTACTTTGCCAACATACTCGTTAGCGTTACAAGGTCATTAGGCCGATTGTTGCGGTACTGGTATTGCATGGCCTTCCATATCAACTCATGGACCATATAGCTAAAATCCCGAGGTTCTAGCATTTCGGCTATGTCGTGCATCACATCGTTGTCGAGCAGGACAGCTCCTAACACCGCTGATTCTGTATTAAGAAGTTGCTGGGTATCTAAACTCACTCGGATCACCGCCATTTTGTATCCATTTGTTTCGTGCAATTTCGATACGCCTTGATTCTAATTCGAGGTCTAGTTTCTTATCAGGAACCGCTTGGATATATCGAACCGAATCCTTAGACGTTTTTCCCTCTGCAATCATCCCGTTGATAATCTCAACGAAGTAGTTAACATGCTTTCCTTCTGACTTTTTCAAAGCTTTTTCAATGACTTCAAGATCAGCTTGTCCGATGTAGGAATAAACTGTTTCTAACCCATCTATACCTGCGCCCTTGATGTTGCATTGAATCACTAATTTCCTTAATCGTTCTTGATGTAAATTCGAATTATGCAAAACTTTCTCTTGTTCTTGTTCTTCTTTTTGTTCTTCTTCTTTTTCTTCTTCTTCCCCCGAGTCTATGGATAGTCTATTGATAGGGTATCCATACTGTATGGATAGTTGTACAAACTCGGTTTGATAGGGTATATGCTTCACTTCGAGCAATTCTTTCTCTGCACATGACCGAACTTTGGGACTTTTTAGGCTATTATGCTTCAACCAGTTAAGAAGGAATATTTCCCTCGTTTCCTCGTTGTACCTTATCTTCCGATATCCAATAAACTTGTTTATCAGTTCGAATATCCGATCCGGTGACAACCCTGTTTCCATCTCGATAACCTTCAAAGGCAGCTCATAGATTCCGCACTGAGTTGTTTTGCTGTTGGACATAAGATAGATGTAAAAGTACTTTTCTTCCGGTGGAAGCGTAAGAATGAACCCATCTTGCCAGAAGCTAATTTGGATCTGCCGATACTTCGCCATATCTACACCGCCTTATCACGTTCAAGCTTTTCCTTGATCGCTTTCTCG